TTCTGCAAATCCCATCCTGTTTCCTTTGCCAGCACGAACACGCTCGCGGCGCATCCGGCCGGCGTCAGGCGTTTCCCGGGTCGCCGATTGGCTTCTTATCCGGGATGACCGCCACCCGCGACTTGTTGGCTTCGCCCAGGATAGCCGCCACCAGCAGCCCGGCCGTGTCCCTGTCCTCTGGCGTCATATCCTCCGACCATTCCATAAGCTTCTCGCGGAATTCGTCCTTATTCCATGCCAGCCGGATGGCGGCTTTCCTATCCTTGGCCAGCAGAATGTGAACGTAGATAAATGACCAGATGAAGTAGATCGAGCTGTCGGCGTCGTCCCGTACTTGCAGCAGAAGCAGCCGAGAGCCTTCGGTGTAGGGCGCCAGCCGCTGATCCTTAAAATATCGATCCGGGCTGACGAACGCGGAATTCAGTTCTGCCTCTAGGTCTTGGTCACTCATAGCCTGCTTAAAAGGGCTTTCTTTAGCTCAGGACGGGCCTTCTCTGCGACCAGTAGCGTCTGCCCGCCTCTTTGTATGGATAGGATCTTTTCGGCACGCTTCACAAGCCCGAGAAGGGTTTCCCTGTTCTCAAGTGCGGCCCGGACGAACCTGATCGACGCATCCTCCGGGCTTTTCATATCCGCCCAGGTGCGTTCCATTTCAGCTTTGGCGTCCTGTCCTTCGCCGCCATCCATGAACCAGAACGTGACCTGCTCTCGCCCATCCTCTTTTTGGATTCTGGTGACCGGATCCATAGGGCGTAGCTTGGCGCCATAGGCTGCTGCGGCTGCCGCTACCTTGATGTTCGTTGTACCCCAGAAACTCTCGATCATTTTAGGATCTCAGGTGAACCGCCCTTTCGGGCTTAGCTCATGTTGGGGTAACGTGTGGCGCTGACGTCGACCGTGACGAACGCGTCAGGGCTTTTTGAGAAGGCCACGGATTCGACCACGATCTTCCCGCCGGTGCTGGTAGCGTTGGCGAGTGTGGTGAGAACGGCTCCGGCCGTTGTGGCGTAGGTTCCGGTAATTGTGCCAGAAAAGCTGAGAGCGTCCGTCTGATTATAGAGCGCAAGAGCGACCACGTCGCCGGACGCGTTGCGTACTTCTGCTTTCTCGATATTACGGGTTTCAGAGAAGTTGGAAACGAGGATTCCGCTCTCTGCGCTCATTCCGAAAGAAAGGCCTGAAGTTCCGATTGTGGTCGCCATATTGCCCTATTTTTTGTGTCAACTCGCGACGCTGTTCGGGTATGCAATCACTGCCAGTTTGAAATTTCGCTTCATGCTGCGCTCCTCGTTGTCGGCCTCCGCCTCGCTGCTTTCCAGTTTTGCGTTGTAGCAACGAGCCGCGCCGATCGCTGTGGTGGCGTTGAGTCGGGCCGTCAGGCTGCTCGTATCATAAAACGCCTGAAGGATTTTCGAGCATTTCTGCGTGTGTGCCGCCAGTGTCGTGTCGTCATAGCGTTGTTCCAGAATGATCTCCACCGGCACGCTGAACACGCCGGAGCCCTGCACGGGTTCTTCGGTTCCCATCGTCGCCTTGATGACGATTGAGGGCGGCTTGTTTTCGGTCAGATCGTGCGACAGGTGGTAACTCTGCCCGGTGACAGTGGCGGAAAGTAGTTCCTGAAAAGCGCCTTCGATAAGGCGATCGAGCATGGTGACGGCGGGCATATTTTACAGATCCACGTCAACACGCCCGGGCCACGGCGCCACGTTGTCCTGTGCCCACTGGCCCTTTTGAGGCAGAAAGAAAGTGAAATACCGCAATGCCGACGCCATGACGATGGGCGCCGAGTTAATGCCCATAAAGAGAGAGGCGTGTTTAATGGCCTGCGCCATTTCGACAATGGATCCGGCCGACCAGTGCGGGACAGAGTAATAGGAATGCCCGGGCGCATGCATAAGAAAATACGACCCCATCCACTCCTCCGCCTTTTGCATGATTTTGTTTAGCGGATAGTGCCAGCCCTGACTGATCCCATGCGGCGCGAGCAGGTTGTATTCGTCAGGCAGACCTGGCGGCGGCCCGTCCGGAACGCGATCGAGCACGATTTTTCTGTCAGCCTCGGCAATCGCTGGGTGTTGATAGACAAAATCCATCCATGAAAGACCGGACTGCCGAAAGGCGTTGTATCGGTTTGGCCAAATTTCAAGCTCGATCCGTTCGCCTGTCCCCTGTCCGGGTGCCACCCATGTGGCGTAACTGACCAGATCCATCGCCCCGGCATATTGTGGTAGGCATTCGATCTGAACTTCGTCTTGTTGCGCTAGGTGGCGGGCGGCCGGCAAACACTGCAACACGTCGCCAAGTCGCTGATGATAGACGATGGTTTTCAATTCCGCTCGGCGATGACGGTCAGGATGTTGGACTTGCCGTCCGGTAGCGTTTCGCGGATCTGATCCTCCGGGCAGCCTGTCCAAGTGACGGTGTAATCTGAGTAAGAAAGGAGCGTCCGCAGTCCGCGTTCGTTGAAGTGGTGGAAGTGTTCGTTTGGCCGGCGGTGTTTCCAGTTGCGGAATGAATCCGATCCGGCCGTCTCATGTAGCAGCGGACATGAAATCACGACCGCTTCCGCCCGCAGGCCGCGGAGCGTCCCGCTTAGATCCGCATCCTCAAAGTGTTCCAAGCTGTCGAAGAACGTGACGATGCCGACCGACTTCGACATGGTCTCGCTGCGTTCCACCCCGGCCGGCAGCGGGTATCCGCTTATATCATACCCAAACGCCTTGTGATCCCGGGCGTGACAGTGACGCAGGAAATCCCCGTTTCCATAGCCAACATCCAACACGCTTGAAAAGTTTCCAAAGTAAGAACGAATCACGTCATATCGAAGGGCGCTCATCGCCTGCGTCGTCGTGTAGGTGTCGTATCGTTCTTTTACGTACGTAATGTCGTACGCTGGCCCCTGCCCTGTTCGCTCCTCCTGCCACCAGTGCCCGGCGTGAATCCGCCTGTATCCATCGATCATGGATTTCGTTCCTTAAAAATCTTTTCTCCCAGCGTGTAGTTTTCTTTTGCGTTGTGCTTTTTGAATTCTTCGTCCTGCGGTGCGCCGGTGAAAAACGGATTGTTATGTTTGAACACCACGTCTTTCGCGTCCACGATCACTCCGTCAAATTTCGCCCTGTGGCTGAATTCATTGTCCGACCATATTCCCGAGCATTGATCGTATTCAGCCGCAAACATGGCGCCCTGATCCTCTAGTCTCGCCCGGGTCATGATCGCCATGCACAGCAACTCGTCCTGGCGGTGGCCGTCGCTAATCGCCAAAACCTTCGGCTTGCTGGTATCGCCTAGCCTATCGATCAGGATTTGATCCCAGTGCAGCGGTGGATCCCAATCGTCGGAGCCTTGCACGATGATCTCCCCTTGCGCGACGGCGGCCGCCCTGTTCCATGCGGCGATGCAGCTCCCCTTGCCCATGACCGGCCCCCACGGTTTGAGCGTCTTTGCCTTTTCGTCATCGTCGTCGCAGGAAAAGATCCACTCGACGGCCGCCGGATCAGCCGCTTTTTTCATCCACAGGATCCGGGCGTTAATCGCTTCTTGCGGTCGCCCGCGGGTGGCGTGACAGATTGAAATTTTGACCGGACGAATTTTTCGCCAGCTCGCCCACACGCGCTCGGCCTCGTCGTTGTCGCCTACGGCACGGCACGCCGCGATGTAGAGATCGATGCATTCAAAGTCATAGACCGTGCGCTGGGCGTTCCAGACCGTGACGCCGGGATCCGATTGAACCATCGCCGACTTGAGATAATGGTAAGCCGACGACCAACGGCCGACGGATGCTTCTTCCCGGGCCAGATAGTAAAGAGATTCTCGGCGGCTGGGATTCATGTGATGCGCCTTGTGATAAAGCTCGATCCGCTTCTCACGGTCAGGCGTGGCCGTTGCCAGATTGTTCATGGCCTCATAGGCCAGCGTGGCTTCCTGATCCGGCCAGTGGGCGGCAGCGTTTGACCAGGTGATTGATTCCGTCCGATTGTTGGATAGGAAAAGTTCTTGCTGGTAGTAGTACGCGTACTTGCCGGCCTCGCTGAGTTGCGCTTTGAGAATGCGTAGATTCCGATCAGCGCTTCCCTGCTTGTATCCACCGGGGTGATGTTCAACCCAGACGGCCTGCTCGCCCACTGAAGTGAATCCCGGAAGAGGCAACAGCGCCTCATGAACGGCGTAGTTCCACCGGCCCGTCCATCCGTTGTCGGTTTTCTTGACCATCCGTTCCCGTACTGGGCGCAGTTTGGCGTTTATAACGTCATAAACTCCGGCATAGATTCCGACCTTCGGATCGGATTCAAACGCTGACACGGCCCTTTTAAACGCGTTTTTTAGGTCTTTATGGGGTAGGTCATCGCAGTCGATCCATACGGCATAATCACCAGAGCAGGCGTCCAGTGCTTTATTGCGGGCGGCTGCGAAGTTGTCGATATGCGGCCAATCGGCGCCTGCGGGTGCGTTGTGATATTCCGTGATGACGGCTCCAGCCTTTTCAGCGATCGCTCTAGTGCCGTCGTCCGGCCGGGATCCCTGCGCCATGCAAACGACCAACTCGTCGCAATATCCAGAAAATGCAGAGAGACAGCGCTCCATAAATGCGGCCTCGTGCCCTGCGATCATATAAATTGAAATTTTAGGATTTCGGGTGGCCACGATTAAACCTCTCGAAGTCCGAGCACGTAGCTTCCTATCGATGTATCAATCGACGTCACACGATAGCTGACAGAATTGGCCGAAAGAATGGAACCGATCGTCGGCGCTGTGGCCATGTTTGCCACGTCAATGGTGAAAGTTGAATTCAGATCCAAATCAAAACCGCCCAGCTCAACGTTTTCTTTGCGTGAGATTGTGGACAGGATCCCGGTGACGCTTGTGGATCCGATGGTGGCGGCAGTGCCGGTCTGGGTGTAAAGAGCTGCAAGACTTTCCTTCAGGCATTCAGTAAATTCAGACATTTGAGGATTTCTTAAAGTGGAAAGGGCGGTGAGCCTTTCAGCCCACCGCCCTCCCCGAGTGAATTAGCTTCCGTTGATACGCACGAGGCTGTTGGGCTCGCCGGCTTTCACGCCGTAGATCAAGGCATAGGTGCGTTGGAGCAACCCTTTGACCACGTCGTAGTTCTCGCGAACCTGAACCGACAGGCCAGTGCGGGGTTCCGTCACCACGCTGATGTCGCCGGGGATCGGGACGCCAGTGGGGACTTCGGGAACGCGGGCTGCGATCAAGAGCGCTTCACGCTGGGCGAAGAATCCGCCGAGGGTGATGCTGTTGGAAGGCACCGCGCTGTACATGTTGATGTTGAACCCAGCAACGGATCCGATGCCAGCCGTGCGAACCTGTTCACCGGAGATCTGAGCGTTCGCCACGATGGTCGAATCATTTAAGAGACGGCCATAGAACGAAGGATTCAGAACTGCGTACCGATCGTGCTGAGGCACGTTCGCGTTGTTCAAGGTGATTCCAGCGGAAATCACAGAGGCGTAGCTGAATGTCGCTGAGCTTTGTGTGAGAGCGCTGGTGAAGGTGGAGGAAGTGACGAGCGAAAGCAAGTCCCCGACCATTTGCAACCCGAGAGCGTGAGCGGCCGCACCTGCGAACCGTTCAATCAGGTTGATGTTGGAGCTGGTGCGCTCTAGATCGTCCACCGAATACGAAACGTGTTTGAACTTGTTCAGAGTGATCTGAACGTCGGTCTGTGTGGTAGCAGTCGCCACGTAGCCGTTGGTCTGCGAGTAGTCCTGAGCGGTCGTCGCAGAGATGCGGTGGGTGTAGATCGAGGCGTTGTATTTTGCAGCCTCAGACGAAAAATCTGTGACTGATCGAGAAAGGAACGAATAATCCGCCACGAGGATCTCGAGAGCCCTTTGAGCGATTACATTCGCATTCGTTGTTCCGATTGAGTTGGCCATGTTAGTTTCTCCTAGTGGACTGAATTACAGTCCGAGTTTGCGAAGCAGTTCCGACCGACGGGCCGGGGACTTTTCCGCGTTGAATTGATTGAGGATTTCAGCCCGGCCGAGCGGTTGGCTCGATTCAGCGGGAACCGCCACTGCACCAGCAGCGTCGGCCTTGGCTTTTT